CCCACGCGCAGGAATTGTCAGTTTCAAAGAGTTTTCAGAATCCTTGAGTGATTCTTTCAGAAGGCAGGAGACTAATGCAGCCATTGAGTGATGCGTTACTGACCGAACTCGAAGATGAGGCACGCGCTTGGGTGTCCGAGTTGCGGGCCCTTCGGACATACCAAGGGAAGGACCAGCGTTACTACCAGAAGGGCAAGCTCGCCGTCGGCATCATCAGTGGCCTTGCTCGGATGAGGGCCAGCGAATCCAACAGGATGGCCATCGAGCTTGCCGCGGGCCGTGCGATCGGCAGCCTTCCGCCCAAGGAGGGGTGAGGGCGTGCCGCGTGGGGGGTGGCGGCCAGGTGCCGGGCGGAAGAAGAAGGTCGACTTGGTCGTGCCGTCGATCGGAGGCGCCCCAGCGCAAGTCGAGCGTAGAGGGCGTCCGCCCGGCGGCCAGTCGCCCTGGTGGATCTTGCAAGCCGAGCAGGCTGGCCTCGTCGACGGCCGTGGGTTGCGATTCTGCCGCGCCTGTCGGCGCTTCTTCCCAGTCGATGGTCACGTCGCCGCTCACGTTCGCAGCTGTCCGCAGTGCATGACCTGCCAGCACTGCGAAGGACCCATCTCCTCCACGGTCAGGCAGGGCACCACAACCTCGATCGACCACGCGGGACGCGGTGGGGCTAGGTGTGGAGCGGGCCGTACACCGGTTTACTGCAGCGAGTCGTGCCGGCGCGAGGCGGACTGGTTGAACACCGTTCGCGTGAGGTTCGGCGGCCAACTCCCGGACGACCAGCTCCTTGAGTTGATGCAGTGGGCGCGCGAGATGCAGCGCGACCTGCGTAGTCGCGGGAAGGGGAGCTAGACAGATGCCACGAGGAGGCGCTCGTCCTGGCGCAGGCCGAAAGAAGAAGCCCGTCGAACTGAAGGTGCTGGAGGGTACCTGGAGGAAGGACCGCGATGGCGACAGGCCACCGTCGGTGGCGCCGGATGGCTTGGTGGAGTTCCCCGAGCCACCCAAGCACCTCACGCCCGCGCAGCGTGATCTCTGGAACGACCTGCGCCGCCACTGCGGCGGCTGGGTGAAGCCAGGCGATTGGCTGGCGGTCAACGGCGTCGTGTCGATCTTCGAGCGCCTCTGCCTGACACAGCGGACGTACGAGGCCAGGCGTGGCAAGAAGAATCCGATGTCGCTCGACGCGGTAGTCAATCTCGAGGTGAAGCTCTGGCGCGAACTCCGCGGCTACCTGGCCATCCTGGGCCTCTCTCCGGCCGATCGCGCGAAGGTGGCCCCGAAGGCGCCTGCCGCGGCCAAGAAGGCCAGTAAGTGGGACGGCATCATCTCGGGGGTCCGGTGAGAGTTCACCCGGGCGAGTTCTCCGAGACGCGAGCCACGCGGGCGGCGCGGCTCCTGGAAAACCTGACGCACACAAAGGACCAGTGGGCGGGACGGCAGTTTCAGTTGCGGCCCTGGCAGCTGGCGGGCGTGCGCGAGATGTACGGCCGCCTCAGCACATCAGATCCGACGCGTCGCGCTTACCGGACCGCCTTCTGGGCGATCCCGCGCAAGAACGGCAAGACCGAAGTGGCCGCGGGCTTCGCCATCAACGGACTGATCGGCGAGGACATCATCGGCGCTGAGGTCTACTGCGCGGCGGCCGAGAAGTATCAGGCGAGCTTGGTCTATGAGGCCGCCGCCACGATGATCCGCAACGATGAGGAGCTCAGCGATCGCATCAAGCTCATTCCGAGCACGAAGCGCATGGTCGACCGGGAGACCATGAGTTTCTGCCAGGTGCTGAGCGCCGAGGCGTACAGCAAGCACGGATTCAACGCGTCCACCATCATCTACGACGAACTGCACGCGGCGCCCAATCGCGATCTGTATGACGTGCTGCGGACCAGCCAGGGCACCCGTCGCGAGCCGATCATCATCGTCATCACGACAGCCGGGTTCGACCGATCCACGATCTGTTGGGAGATGTGGGACTACGCCCGCAAAGTGCGCGACGGCATCATCGACGACCCGGCGTTCTTCCCGTTGATCTACGAGGCCCCCGAGGACGCCGACTGGCAGGACGAGGCGGTCTGGCACGCGGCTAATCCGGCGCTGGGCGACTTCCGAGATATCGAGGAAATGCGCGCCCTGGCTCGCGAAGCGATCCATAAACCGGACCTGCGCAATACCTTCCGACGCTTGTACCTGAACCAGTGGACCGAGCAGGAGACGGCCTGGCTCGACATGCACCGCTGGCGCGCATGCCGTACGGCCGTTGAGGAAGAAGCCAAGGGCTTGCCGACGTATGCCGGTCTCGACTTGGGCTTGAAGAGTGACTTCTCTGCATTCGTGGGTGCCACGCCTCTCCCTGACGGACGAGTCCTGGTGCGCTGCCAGTTCTGGATTCCGTCCAGTGCGAAGGAGCAGTACCACGGTCGACCCTACGAGGCGTGGCAGGACGCGGGCGGACTCGCCATTACAGCCGGTGACATCACTGACTTCGGTCGTCTACGGCGTGACCTGGAGGACCTCTGTCGCCGGTGGGGCGTGGTTGAGGTTGCCTACGACGAGCGATTCGCAGAGGCGGTCGTTCAAGAGGTGCAGCTGCCGCATGTGACGCTCGTAAACCAGCCCCAGGGCTTCGGACTGAACATCGGCCTTCGGGCGCTCTCCGATCTGTCCGTCTCTGGTGACTTGTGCCACAACGGCCAGCCCGTTCTGCAATGGATGGCCAGCAATGCAGTCGTTGAAGAAGGTCGCCGCGGGGACATCGCGGTGAACAAGCGGAAGGTGCGCGACAAGATTGACGGCGTAGTGGCCCTCGCGATGGCCCTGCAGCGCCTGCAGCTCCGCACACAGAAGAAGAAGAGCCGATACAGCGACCCGACCGCTCGGGTGGAGGCAGTGCAGTGGTAGACCTAGCGTGGGGGATCGTGGCCGTGTTGAGCATCGGCTGGGGCGTGCTGGCCTACGAGTGGTGGGGGCTCCCCCGGCGGCGCACCCGGGTGATTGTGACCTTCCGAGATGAGAAGGCGCCGAGCCTGGAGGCCATTCTCTGGCAGCGCCGCGGGCGGTGGTTGGTGTTCCGTGACTGCTATCTGCTCGAGGCCGCGAAGCAGGCGCCCACGCGGCTCGATGGCGAGGTCACGCTCGACCGCGCCCAGGTGTTGTTTCTTCAAATGCCCGGTGACGCCAAGCGTTGATGAAGGAGGACCCGATGGACCGACCTGTGACGGTGAAGGAGGCAGCCAAGATCACCGGGCTGGGCAGCCGGACGATCTATCGCTACGTCGAGAAGGGCGCCGTGCGCGCGTACGAGACACCCGGCGGGCGTCTCCGTGTCGTGCCCCGCGATTGCCTGCCGCAGACACGTGGCACGTCGCGGCGTAGTGCGCCGTAACGTGCCGCCGCGTGCCATGGTGTGACACAACGCGCCACACCACCAAGTAGACCCTTCCGTCGTGCCGCTCTGCCGTGCAGGCTGACTCTGCGCGATGCCCATCGTCAGGTCCAACGGTCGTCTGCTCGGCGTCGGTTCCGGCGGGGTGAATACCCGCATGGGCCTCCTGCCATCGCCGGGCTTCGTGCCGATGTCGGCCGACGCATCCTACGCGCTCGGCACGCATGGCACCGAGGGCAACGGCTACCGCAGCATCGGCGGCAGCTACGCCACCCTCTACCGCACCCAGCCGGCCCTGCGGACCGTCATCGACGCGGGCGCTCGCAACATCGCGCAGCTCGGCCTGCATGTCTTCGAGCGTGTCAACGACACCGACCGGCGGCGTGACACCAGCTCCCCGCTCGCGCAGCTGCTCGCGTACCCGAACCCCTACACGACGCCGTACCGGCTCTGGGAACACGCCCTTATCGACTTCGGTGTGTTTGGGAACGCCTATCTCCTGAAGCTCCGCCGCGAGGACGGCGAGGCGCCCGATGAGCTGTGGCGGATGCCCGCGGCGCGCGTCGGTGTGTGCGGCGACGTCTTCCCGACGGCCTACAGCTTCTACGGTTTCGACGGCCGCTGGTTCGAGATCCCCGCGAGTGAAGTGATCCACTTCCGCGAAGCGAACGTCGAGGGTGACTGCCCGCTCGGCACGTCGCGGATCGAGACGCTCCGGAAGAAGTTGATCGCGGAGACCTTGGCGCAGGACTACCGCATCAACTACTGGCGGCAGGGCGCTCGCATTCCCGGCGTGATTCATCGGCCCGTGGACGCGCCCGACTGGGACCCCGTGACGCGGCAGGCGTTCCGGCAGCAGTTCGCCGAAGTGTACGGCGGCACACAGGGCGCGGGCCTGGTGCCGGTGCTCGACGAGGGCATGACCTACCACGAGGCGGGGCACAGCGCCGAAGAGCAGCAGCTGGCCGAAGCCCGCGAACTCCACGATGAGGAGGTCGCACGGGCGTATCACATGCCGCTGCCCGTCGTCGGCCTCCTGCGTCGCGCGACCTTCAGCAACGTCAAGGAACAGCACAAGATGTTGTACCAGGACGCGCTCGGCCCCACGATCCAGATGGCCGAGCAGGAGATCGAAGGCGGCCTCGTCAACGAGTTCGCGCTGCGCGGCACGCGGTACGTGGAGTTCAACGTGCGCGAGAAGCTGCGCGGCTCCTTCGAAGAGCAGGCCGCCTCGCTCAGCACCGCGCTCGGTGGTCACCCCTGGTTGTCGGTCAACGAAGCCCGCGCGATTCAGAACCTGCCGCGCAGCCTCGACCCCGCCCACGACGAAGTCCCCTCGCCGCTGAACATGTCGAGCGGCGCCGACGCCGCGGCGGCAGCCGAAGGAGTGCCCGCATGAACGTGACGATGCTGATGCGTGATCGCGTGATGGCGATCCACGAGGAGGCGTGGGCCGCGTATCGCGAGGCCTACCTCGAGGCAAAGGCACACCCACCGGCGGGCTACGACCCGACCGCCCGCATCGAGCGGCCGGCGCCAAAGCCGCAAGGCGGGATCGCGGTGGTGCCGATTATGGGCGCCCTGAGCCGGCGCGGCGACTTCTTCACCGACATCCTCGGCTGGGCGACCTACGAGGGCATTGCCGAGACGATGGCGCAGTTGTCGGCCGACCGCAGCATCGCCCGCATCGTGCTGCGCATCGACAGCCCTGGCGGCACCGTGTTCGGCGTCGAGGATGCGGCGCAGGCCGTCGCCGATGCGGCCAAGCGCAAGCCGGTGATCGCGATCGCGGATGGCCTGATGGCCTCGGCCGCGTACTGGGTCGCCAGCGGCGCGACCGAGATCATCGCGACGCCTGGCTCTGAGCTGGGCAGCATCGGCGTCATCGGCCTGCACGTCGACCAATCGGGAGCGCTCGAGAAAGAAGGCCTCGTGGCCACCGAGATCAAGGCCGGCAAGCACAAAGGCGAGGGGAGCCCGCTGCGCCCGCTATCGGACGACGACCGCGCCGCCATCGAGGACCGCATCGCCGCGCAGTACAGCCTCTTCACCGCGCGCGTGGCCCGTGGCCGCAAAGTCAGCGTCGAGGACGTCCGCGCCGGGTTCGGCGAGGGGCGCGTGCTCCCAGCGACGGCCGCCGTGAAAGCGGGGCTCGCCGATCGGATCGCCCGGATGGGCGATGTCATCGAGGCGACCCTCGAAGAACTCACCACGAAGTCCCGTGCGTCGGCCGTGGATGCCGACCTGCGGCTAAAGGCGCGCCTGCTGGCGCTGTGCGGCTAGGGGCCGCAGGAGACACCGACCATGTTGCTTGCACAGATCGAAACCGAGAAGAAGCAGGCCGTCGCCAAGGCCGACGAGATCATGAAGGCGGCGGAGAAGGACAACCGCCAGATGACCGACGAGGAGCGTGCGTCGGTGCAGGCTCACCTCACCACGGCCGACGAGCTCGACGCCAAGCTGAAGACCGGCAAGGCCGACACGTCGCTGCGCGAGCGCCTCGAGGCCTACCGCACCGCGCAGCTGCCGGCAGGCAAGACGACCGAAGCCGTGATCGACGCCGGGCGCCGCGTCGTCGCGCGCACCTGGGGGCAGCAGATCGTCACGAGCGCCATCGGCGAGGCGATCCGCGCCGGGCACTTCCGCGGGCGGTTCAATTCGCCGGTGATCGAGCTCAGCGCCGAGACACTGACGACGAGCACCGATCCGGCCTCGGGCGGCGCGCTCATCACCCCGGACTACCGGCCCGGCATCTACCCGATCCTGACGCAGTTGCCGACGGTGCGCGGCCTCATCGCGCCCGGCACGACCGACAGCAATCAGATCGTGTACTTCGTCGAAACCCTGGCAACCAATGCCGCGGCGGCCGTCGAGGAAGAAGGCGAGAAGCCCGAATCGGCGCTGCGCTTCGGACAGGTCACGGACAGCGTGAGGAAGATCGCGACGTGGCTGCCCATCACCACGGAGATGCTCGAGGACTTCAAGCAGACGGCGTCCTACATCGACGGCCGGCTGCGCATCTTCATCCGTGACGAGGTCGACGATCAGCTCCTGAACGGTGACGGCCTCAACGGCGAGATCCTCGGTCTCCGCAATCGCGCCAACCTGACGCCGCTCCTCCTGGCGAGCGGGATGGACAACGTCATGGACGCGATCCACAAGCAGATCACACAAATCATCATCGGCTCGTTCGTGATGCCCGATGCGATCGTGATGAATCCGGTCGATTGGGAAACCGCTGCGCTCACCAAGGAAACCGGCACGGGCGCGTACGTCGGCGCGAATCCGTTCTCACCGCTCCAGTCGCGGACGATGTGGGGGTTGCCGGTCGTCATCACGCAGAAGATGACGGCGGGCCGCGCGTTCATCGGCGCGTACGGCTCCATGGCGCAGTTCTTCTCCAAGGGTGGCGTGTCGGTCGACATGTCCAACAGCCACGAGGATTTCTTCACGACCAACAAGGTGGCGGTGCGCGCAGAGGAACGCGGCGCGCTCGCGGTCTACCGACCGGCAGCGTTCGGCGAGGTCTACCTCACCGGCGCCGGCGAGAGCCTGTAGGGGCCGCCCAGTGAGTACGAAGGGCCCGGCGCCGTTTCCACGGCCCGGGCCAGTCATGCCACGCCAGGCGTCGCGGATCGTCGTGACGCCACACACCCAGGGGCTACGGAGTGTTGCTGCCGCCTTTGTTCGCCGACCGGTCGACGACGCTGCGCCTCCCGCTCGGCGAGAGCGAGAGTGCGCCGCCGGAGCCCATCACCGAGGCGGAGATCCGCGAGGAACTGCGGATCGCGCTGCCGGACGAGGCGCACCGGATCGAGACGAACGCGATCGCGGCGCGCGAGTGGATCGAGCAGCAGTACGGCCTGGCGCTGATCCCGGGATCGCACCGGTGCACCGTGACGGCGACGACGGGCGGACGTCTCGATCTGCCGGTGCATCCGGTGCTGTCGGTGACAGCGGTGAGTCGCCGAAACCGCGCCGGCGAACTCGAGGACCTCGACGAGGATGACGACTGGTGGGCGGATCTGGACTACCGGCCGGCGCGGGTGTGGGCCAAGTCGTGCGGGGTGTACGTCGTGACGTGCTCGACGGGCTGGACGCGGACCACGATCCCGCAGGCGCTGAAGGAAGCCATCGCCTACCGGGTGTGGGGCAATCTCGACGGCATTGCGCCGGCTGACTGGCAGCGGGCCGTTGCAGTCCGCGTGCGGCCGTTCGCGGTGAGGGGCCTGTGAGCGTCGGCCTCCTGAGCGACCGCATCACGTTTCAGCGTCGCGTCGTGGCCAACGTTGGCGGCGTCGGCGAGGAAACGTGGCCACCGTTGCCGGCGCCGCGCTATCCCGCACATGTGGTCAGCACGTCCGGCAGGCAGGAGTCGGTGATCGACGGATCGGTGCAGACGCAGACGGCTCGCCGCTACCAGGTGCGCGCCCGCTACCGCGGCGACGTCGAAACCAAGGATCGGATCGTCTTCCACCATCCTGCCGGCGACCGCGTGCTGCAGATCCTCGGGCTGGCCGAATCGGACGATGGCCGCTGGCTCCATGTCGACGCGCTCGAGGTGCGGGCGTGAAGATCGGGCTCACCGTCGACATCGCGGCGGCGATGGCCGACCTCGCCACGATCGACAGCGTCGTGCCGGCGCAGGCGCAGCGAATCATCGCGAAGGCCGCGCAGGAGTACGAGGCCGCAGGGCGCGCGACCACACCTGTCGGCCAAGAGAAGAAGCGCGCGGGCCAGCGGCTGTCGACCGGCTGGCAGCGGCGCGTCGTCGGTCCACTCAAGGTGCACGTGGCGAACATCCGCCCGCATGCGCACCTGGCCGCGGAGGGCTGGCATCACGTCGGCGGCAAACAGATCGGGCCCTTCGTCCCGTGGATCAAGCAGGCGATCCGCGAGCGCGATGAGATGGTCGACGAGCTCGGGAACGTCGTGCAGAGCGGATTCCCAGCGCCGCTGCGCGCCCTCGAGGTGTCGCAGTGAGCCTGACGCCATCGCAGGGCCTGGTCGACGCGCTCAACGAAGACACGACGGTGCAGTCGGCCGTCCCGGGCGGCGTCTGGTGGGGCATCGCCGATCAGGAGGCTGAGCATCCGTTCGCCGTCCTGGCGCTGTCGGACGGGGCCAACGAGAACGTGTGTCAGGGCGCCCAGGTCGGCACGTTGGACCTGACCTATGTGCTGGTCGCCTACGCGCCGCTGAAGTCGGTCACGGCGGGCGCACTGCAGGATGCGGCGACCGCGGTGCACAACGCGGTGCTCGCGCTGGCGATGGGCCAGGAGTTTGACGGCTGGGCGCTGCGTCGGCGTCGCTGGCAGCGCGTCATCGAGCGCCCGATTCCGACCGAAGGCGAGGACCGGTGGCAGGCGGTCGGCGGGCAGTACCTGTTGTCATTCGTGCCGAGTGACGGCGAGAGCTAAGGAGAACGGACCATGGCTGGATATTTCGGAGATTTTGCCGCCCTCGAGATCGGGATCGACGGCGAGACGGCGGAGTTCGAGCGGCTGCTCTGCTCCACGGCAATTCGGCTCAACCAGTCGCGCGACAAAGCGCGCGTCGACTGCCAGGGCAGCCTCAACAAGCAGTACGCCGCTGGCAAGCCGGACTTTCAGTTCAGCGCGGAAGGGATGTACGACCCGGCGAACACCGCGCTGTTCACCGCGCTCGACAGCAACGACGCGGTGCCGGTGCGCATCACGCCCTACGACGACACCGGCCACGTGCAGTACGTCGGCCCCGTCGTGCTCGAGCAGTTCGAGATCGAGGCGCGCCAGGACCAGATCATCACGCTCTCCCTGAGCGGTGGCGCGGCCGCCGACATGGAGCGCTCGTTCATCGGGGCCTGACGTCTCGTGATCCGCGCCGCGGCAGACCGTCGATCCAAGTGCACGAGCCTGCACTTCCCGTGCGAGCGGGCGACGGTCTACCTCCGGCGCCAGGTGATGGGCGAGATCCGCGGCTGCGACAAGGCCGGCGGTCATCTCGTGTTCGAACCGACGCGGGCGACGTTGCGACCGTCGCTCGCCCTCGCGGGTCGCCCAACGCATGTCCAAGTGTGGACACGCGTGCAAGGCGGGGTGACGTGCATCTACGACGTCATCGGTGGGTCGCTGTTCGAAGGTCGGCTGCAGATTCGCACGCCGGCGCGGTCGGCACGACGCGTGCGGCGCGATGAGGTGCGTACGTGAGTGCAGCGGGGGGAGCGGTCAAGGGCATTGCCAACGGGATCGATGTCGAGCGCCTCGAGTTCGAGATTCTCGGCACGTCCTACTGGATCGAGATTCTGAAGGACCCGCCGTCGAGGGTGTGGAACGAACTCAAGACGGTCAAGACAGGGGAGAGCAAGTTCGACGAGGACACGCGCGTCCTCGAGACGGCGCTGCAGGACTGGGACCTCGGCATCGAGATCAAGCGTGAGGCGATCGAGGACCTGCAGGAGCCGGTACGCCTGGCCATGGTGCACGTGACGGTCGAGTACTACCGGGGCCTGCAGAAGCAGTATTCCGACATCCTCGCGCATATCTACCGTCCTGGCGGTGACGGCCCTACGGACCCTACGTCTGGCAGCGTAACTGCATCCGGCTCGCCCGGTCGATCCAAGGCATCGCGCCGCACACGGTAGAGGACTGGCCCATCACCTGGGTGTGGCTCACGCTCGACGAGCTGCACCGCGAGGAGCAGGACCGACGACAACAGCAGCGCATCTCTGCGCTGAAGCGACGCTGACCCGATGCCGATCAAAGCCACCTTCACGGGAGATGTCACCGACCTGCGACGCGGGACGCAGCAGGCGCGTGACGAATTTCGGAAGGTCGGCACGGAAGCCGAGGGCGCGGCGCGGCAGCTGCGGGCGGTCGGCAGCAGTTTCGACGGCAGCCGCCTCGAGGGGCAGGCCCGGCGCGTCGCGAGCGGCATCGAGCGGATCGGCGGCGCCTCCCGCCTGACCGACAGCGAGCTCACGCGCAACAGCCGCACGATCAGCGAGGTCCTCCAGAAGTACCAGCGGATGGGCGTCGAGGCGCCGACCCACATCCGCCGGCTCTCCGCCGAACTCCAGCAGGCGCAGGTCGCCGCGAAACAACTCGCGACGACGACATCAGGCATCGGCGCGACGCTGTCCCGTGGCGGCGGGGCATTGCTGGGCGGCCTGGGCCTGGGTCTCGGTGCCGGCGCTGGTCTCGGCGCGATCACGGCCATCGGCGCCGCCATCAGCGACATCGCCGCCGACGGCGCGCGCATGGCGCCGTTGCAGCAGTCCTTCGAGAAACTGCAGGGCGGGGCCGTGGCCGCGAACCGTGAACTACAGCGGCTGCGCGGCGAGACACGTGGTCTGGTCAGCGATACCGACTTGATGCGGCAGTCGAATCAGGCGTCGCAGCTCCAGCTCACGAAGATGGGCGTCGACATGGGCGAGCTCGCCGGCGCGGCGGTGACCCTGGGTCGAGCAGTGGGCAATGACGCGACCGCGTCGATCGACGATTTGATCGGCGCCCTCGGCCGCGGCAGTACGGAGGTGCTCGACAACCTCGGGATCACGCTGAAGGTGGCTGAGGCGCAGGAGATCTACGCCGACCGCATTAACAAGACGGTCGCCGAGCTCACCGACCAAGAGAAGAAGCAGGCCTTCGTCACTATCGGCCTCGAGCGCGCCCTCGAGGCCGCGGAGCGTCTCGGCGAGCAGCAGCTCACCGTGATGGAGCAGGCAACGCGTATCACGACCGCGCTCGGTGACATGGGCGCGGGTATGGTGTCAGCCGGCAATCAGTCCGTCACGCTGGCCGGTCAACTCGGCGGAGTCGCCGATGCGATCGAGCGCATCCGCAACGCGCAGCCCGGAGAAGTCGGCGACCTCCTCGCTGGCATGTTGAGCCGGGCTGGGCAGCGCGCCGTCGCTGAGGGTGATGAGGCCTTCCGCAACGCCCCTTGGTACAAGAAGCCCTTCGTCGGCCTGCTGTACGAGCCGAAGCAGGCGTCAGGATGGCTCGCGCAGACCGTCGCCCCTTGGCTCGGCGACCCGAACTATGGCGCCTCAGAGCGCCGTACGAGCGACATCGCCCTGCCGACGATGCCGGGGGCCGCGGCCGCCATTGGCGGCGCCGGCGCGGTGGCTGAACTCAACGCCGCGCGTGAGGCGCTCGCACGACTAACATCGGCCCAGCGCGAGGCGATCCGGTCCGCGAAGGAACTCGGACAGTCGAACAAGGAGGCGGCACAGGCCGCCGGTACGTCCGATGCGGTCGTACGGCTGCTGTTGGCGCAGGATGCGGCGGCGAAGAAGGCGACCGGGTCCCAGCGCGAGCTCAACGCCGAACTCGCCAAACTGACCGGCGCCGACATCGTCACGAACGCGATCACGCTGGCGCAGAACCTCGACAAGGTCGGCACGGCGAACGTGCTGCCGGCGAGCATGCCGGTCCTCATCGATCAGCTGACGACGGCACGGAACCGCGCGAGTGAGCTCGGCCCGGAGTTCGCCGGCGCGGTCGCTCAACTCGATCGCAAGCTGCGCGACCTCGTTACGTCTCCGGCCTATCGCGAGATCTTCCAGAAGTCCCTGCAGAACCCGACGATCGGCGTCAACCGCAACCTCGAGAACCCAGGATTCGAGCGCACCGGCGTCGCTGGGGCCATCTTCCCGGGGTTGTTTCCAGAAGCGCCGCGCAGCACGTTGCCGCAGGCGATCGAGGACGTCGATCTGAATCGCGCCCGCAACTCCATCGCCGGCATCACGGTCGACTTCGGGAAGGGCCTGCAGGCGGCGCGCAACACGCGCCTCGAGGTGCGCAACCTCGCCCAGTCCTTTGCGCAGCTGGCGCAGATCGCCGGGCCGGCGTTCGGCGACGTCACCCGTGGCATCGGGACGACGATCGCGTCGCTGGATACCGCGGGGCAACTGGTCGACTCCCTCGCGTCGGCGCTGCCAAAGCTCGGCCTGACGAAGGTCAACGCGGCCGGTCAGACGGTGCTCAGTGGTCGCGGGCAGGCGCTCGCTGGCGGGCTCGGCGCGTTGTCCACAGGTGCGGCGCTCGGGTCCATGACGAGCAACCCTGTGCTCGGCGGAGCCCTCGGTGCCGGAGGCGGATTGGCGACCGGCGCGATGCTGGGCCTGACTGGGGCGACGCTGGGAGCGACCGCCGGCATCGGCGCCGCCGCGGCGATCTACATGGCGTGGCGCAACCGCCAGGCGGAGAAGAAGGCGCTCAGCGAGCAGCGCGCCCAGGTCATCGCGGCGGCTGGCGGCTATGAGCAGTTCAAGGAAGCGGTCGAAGACGCGGGCTTCTCGTTCGACTACTTCCTGACGCTCTTCAACAGCAACGACGCCGACACGTTTACCGACGCGATGAACCGGCTCAACGTGTCGATCGCCGAGCAGCAGACGCGCGCGTCGACACTGGCGAAGGGCCTCGCGGAAGTGGCCCGCGTGCAGGGCGTCATCTCTCGGCAGCAGTGGGCGCAAATTCGTAACACGGAAGGTGATGACGCGGGCGCCGAAGAAATCGTCGCCTTCGCCGCACAGCAGCGCGCACAGGCCGAGCAGGGACTCGCCAATGCCATCGCGGCGATCACGCCGTCCCTGACCGACGCTGAGATCGAGGAACTGACGCGTGGCATCAGCGACGTCAGCGAGCGCGCCCGCGTGATCGAAGCCGAACTGGTGCGCCGCTCAAAGGACACGCTCGAACGGTTCGGTAGCGGCGCGAAGGCCGCGGCGGCTGGACTCTTCGTCGCCTTCAGCGAAGCGGTCGCACAAGGCGAGAGCGCGATCGACGTCCTGCGACGGATGCAGAAGCCGATTCAGGATCTGCAGCAATTGTACGCGCGCGCCGGGCAGACACCAGGTGCCGGCTTCCAACAGTTGCAGGTCGACTCCGAGATCGCCACGAATCCGCAGACCGCGCCGGCGGTGCAGTTGGCGCAAGGGCTCGGTCAGGCGCTGGCCGGCTTCGCCAATAGCGGATTGCTCTCGCCGGAGTTGTTCGGCGACCTCGCCAACGGCATCGGCGAGGCCTATCACCAACTGGAGCTATTCGGCCGCGGTGGTCTCGAAGCGGCGCGCCTGATGCAGCCGTCGTTGCAGGCCATCTGGCAAATGCTTCAGGACACCCCGACGTTGAGAGACGAGCTCGATGACACGACGCTTGCGCTCCTCGACTTCGCGGAGCAGGAAGGACTCATCGGCGACGCCTTCCGGCCGGCGATCGACAGAATGCTCGACGCGATGGACCGGCTCATCGACAAGCTGGACGATCTGGTCGACGCGATCAACGACGTACCTGGCATCAATATCCCGGTCACGTATACGCCAGGGCCGTTCCCGGCGGGGCCCGGGAACGGCAACGAGGGTGGTGACGGTAGCAACGGTGACGGTAGTAACGGTGACGGCACATACGGCGGTGGCGCGGATGGCGACCCCACGACGCCGTTCAAGCTGGGCGGCATCGTCACGCGCCCGACGAGGGCGCTGATCGGCGAGGCAGGGCCAGAGGCGGTCATTTCGCTCGAGGAGTATCGCAACCTCCTGCGGGCACAGACGCAGATGAACTCGGCGCGGGCGTACATCGGTGCGTCCGCGAATCATAACGACGTGTCCCGCGTCATTGGCCGCATCGAGCCACTCATCGCGGCCACCTCGACACGCCTCCTGTCCGCGCTCGACGAGACCGCGACGACGTTGCGGGCGTGGGCGGGTCAGCTTCCCGCGCCCGCATCGACCACGTTTGGCGGCGTCACGAGGCCGCTCCCGTCCATCGCACCTGATGAATCCTTCACGCGACTGGTTCCGCCAGGGACTCGGGAACCGGCGCCACCGGTCGACTGGTTCGGCCCTGACGGGTGGGGCGGTCGCGCGATCCGGCCTGACGATCCCGACGCGCGGCCGTCGCTGCCAGGGACTCGTGAGCGCGAGCGCCTTGATCCGTTTGGGCCTGATGGCTGGGGCGGGCGCGCGATCAAGACCGACGAGCAAGCGGAAGCGGAACGGCAGGCGTTGATCGCCGCCACGGGTGGACGATGGACGGGGCAGCCAGGCCTCCGTGAGCGACTCTTTGACGCGAACGAGGGCATTCATCGCCCGATGTCCTTGGGTGACAGCACCGCGCACCCGGGCCTGCTCGGCGGGGCCAGCCCTGACGCGATGGTGCCGCTCTCACGCAGTGGGGCGTCCAGCGCGCCTATCCAGATCACGGTCATCTCACAGATCGACGGCTACGAGGCGGCCCGCGCCATCACACGTCATCAGCCGGATGTCTACCGGACGTACGGGGCCGCCTGATGACGCCGCTCAAGCTGCTCATCGCGGGCGTCGACCGCACGGCCTGGCTCGCCAACGGCTACAGCATCGACATCGAGAAGGTGCTCTCGACTGAGACGTTCCACCTCGCGATCCTCGACCTCGATAGCACGGCTGGCGCGTACCGGCCGAGCGTGGGCGACGACATCCTGCTCACACGAACCGATGAACTCGGCGACGACATCGAGCTGCTCTTCGGCGGCGAGATCGCCAACGTCATCGACGAGCCCATCGTTGACGACCTGGGCACGGTGACGCGCATCCGCTGCCGCGATCGGATGGTCCTGGCCGATCAGGTCTTCCTGCCGCCTCGCACGTACGCGGCGGCACCGGCCCGCGAGGTCTTCACCGCCATCGTCGAGGAGTACCTCGGGCCGAAGGGCGTAACCGTCATCAGCGACCCGACCGGCGGCCCGGCCCTGCCGGAACTGCGCATCGCCGATCCGGTGACGACGATCCGCCAGGTCCTCGACCGCATCACGCTGCAGTGTGGCTGGCCCTGGCGCATCAACGGTGAGAAGGCGGCCGCGCTCGATAACCCAGGCGACCTCCCAGGGCCGGCCACGCTGTCTGATGACGGGCAGTCCGTCCTGACCGATCCGCCGTTGCGGTGGGAGAAGCAGGTCCTCACGCAGGCGACCCGCGTCTTCATGCAGACGGCCGCCCCTGAATCCGGCCCGGGTCCCGTCGAGTACATCGAGGACACCACACCCGCCTCTGGCACAGCCGTCGTCCCGGTGCACGTGCTCCCGACCGAGATCCGCGGCTCGACCACGACCGACGCGGTCCTCGGCGCCACGTCGCTGGACGTTGACAGCCTGCCGAAGGACGCGTCGATCCGCATCGGGGCGCGGTTCTCAGTCGACGGACAGACCGAGATCTACGAGCTCACCGGTGCGACCACGACCGACGCTGACGGCGCCGCGACGGTGGCCTTCAGTGATGGGCTCGTCGCGGACGTACCAGAAGGTACGGCGGTGACGTTCCTCCCCGGCGCCTTCGTGCAGCTCGAGCTCGATGGCGTGGTGACGCCAATGGATGGAACGTACGTGTGGGAGCCGATCGAGAACGCGATCGTCTATCCCGGCGGCGACTTGGGCGGCGTCGAGGTGCGCTACCGGACCTGGGTGATGCATCCCACGTTCGTACGTGAGTGGGACGCCGTGGCCCAGGACGCGGTCGGGTGGTTCGACTATGCCGCCGTGATCGACCAGCGCATCACCGAGGAGGAAGGGCACACCGACCTCCCTGGCGCGCGCGCGTTTGCGTCGGCTGAACTCGCGAAGCGGCTCACCCCGCCCAAACGCGTCACCTGCACGACGCGCATTCCAGGACATTACCCGCTCCTCCTGGTGCCGATGAACTTTCCCGACCGCCAGGTCGTGGGGAACTATCTCGTCACCGAAACGCGGATTCGCCATTCCACGATCGACGAGAACGGCGACCAGCAACCGCTCTTTTACGAGCTCGTGCTGTGGGAAGGCGACTCGCTCGGAGAGTCGTGGGTGCAGCACTTCCGCGGGCGCAACCCGTCGCAGGGGATTCGCTGGGGCGCGGTGCCTCCCGTCACACAGATGCAGTGGACGACGAACCGGCAGTTTGTCGAACCCGCAGCAGGGCAGGGGCTCGCCGTCACACCGAGTGGGGGCTTCTACACCGATTCGGCCTATGTCGAACTCGTCGCCTCGACGGCCGAGGCTTGGGTCCTCACGGGTGCCGTCGTCACGGACCTGTACGCCTACTTCTTCTCTGGGACCCTTGGGCACTTCGCACTCGACATCGCGGTCGGTGCGGCTGCGTCCGAGGTCGTCATCGCGACCGTGAGGGGGTCGAATCTCGGACAGGGGACGGGACGCGGGATCATGCAGATTCCGATTCCGGTGGCCGCGATTCCGGCCGGGTCGCGGATCGCGCTGCGGATGCGCAAGTACGGCACCGACACGACCCCGTGGCGGTTCGCGATTACCTACTACAAGGCACCGATTGTCGGGAACCTTCAGACGACCACGTCGGCCCTGAAGTTCGAGCCTAACGGCGCACATATCGACGTGAACGCGAACGCGACCCCGTGGGCGAACGGCACCTGGACGACCATCATCGCCTCGGCAGCAGCGGATCTCACCATCGCCGGGGTTCAGTTGCCCGGGTCGTCGGCAAGTCGTGATTGGGAGATAGACATCGGCGTCGGTGCGGCTGCGTCCGAGGTCGTCATCGCGACCCTCAAAGGCTACTCGAACGCTGGGGGGTTGGCCGACGGGGTGAACTGGTATCCCTTCCCGACTCCGCTCGACATCGTCCCCGCTGGTGAACGTGTCTCGGCTCGGTTCCGGAAGTCGGACACGGGCAGCGGTTGTCCTATCGCCCTCGCCTATTACGAGAACCCGCTGTGACCGACACACGCACGACAACGAAGGTGCTCAAGGTCTATCCCACGAACGGGACGTCTCACGTCACGGTGACCAGTGGTGGCAGTTGGACGTTCGGGTCCTGGACGGAGATTATCGCGAGCCTGTCGGCCGACTCGGTCATCGCTGGCATTTCGGCCGGGGTGAACGCGTTCGGGGGCATCCTGGAGTACGACATCGGTGTCGGTGGGGCAGGCGCGGAAGTGTCAACGCACGTGTGGCGCACGAACGGCCAGGCGTCGAACATCAGCATCCCGATGTATTTCTTCCCGGTGCCACTCGGGCCGTACTCGGCCGGTGACCGTATCTCGGTGCGACTCCGGGGGGACTCGGGGGGACAGAGTATTCCGACCGCTCTGTTTTACTTCGAGGACTACGACGGGACACACGTTGCCAGTGACGCCGAGCCGATGACCGGGACACACATCGGGTCGTCTATGGTGTCGGTGACTCCGAACGCGACCCCGTGGGCGAACTCGTCCTGGTACGAACTCACGTCCGGGGTCGGCAATGAGATTGCCATTCTCGGCCTCACGGTGACGTCGCCGGTCACGTCCGACTGTGAGTGGGAACTCGGCGTCGGTGCGGCTGCGTCCGAGGTCGTGTTGACGACCATTCGCACGGCACCTCTCGGCATCAACCACGGTTTGCCACAGACGTTGTGGCTCCCTGCGGCTCTCCCTCTCGCGTCGAGTACCCGTGTCGCGGTACGGATGCGAAAGTCGGGAACGAGTACGCCCCCGCACAGCGCCGACCTCTGTTACCACGACACGACTGGCTTGTTATGACCTGGCAGCGGGTGCGGATTCTCGTGTGGGCATCACTCCTGCTGTGGGTCTGCGGGATCGCATTCGGGTGCTCCGACGACGAGGTAACCGGCGGGAACAATCAGCGAGATCGACGGGCAGAGGTCGGGGCCAAGGTCACGACGTGATGCATGGAACTGAAGCCGCTGCTCGAGATGATCGTCTCCCATGGGCTCGTGGGCGGTGTGGCCTGTATGACGATCTTCATCCTCGGCCTACACCGAGAGTGGTGGGTGATGGGCGCGCACTTTCGCGCCGCCGTGAAGGACAAGGAAGAATACAAGGGATTACTCCGCACTGCGGAGGACTCAGCGAAGGAGACACGTCAAGTCCTCGCCGAGCTGTTGCGGAAGTTGGAGGGCCGGTCGTGATTCGAGATCGCATCGCTCTGCTCGTCGAACGGGCGCGCGGCGTCATCGAGTTCTTGTCGCAGGCTGCCGCACGACACCTACAACCACGGATTGCGCGTCAACTTTTGGATGTGCGACCAGAGGTCCACGCCGACAGACAACGGGTGCATTACCTCGTCGTTCTGACGGAACTCGCGAAACTACGGCGCTTCCCAGAGGAGCATCAATAGATGACGCTCGAGATGAGCCTCTTTGTCGTGGCGCTGGTGGCGGCGGCCGTTAGCACCTTTGGCATCCTGGACGCGGTCGCGACGATGCGAGCCCTGATGGACTCGAAGCGGTCATGGGATATCAACGCGCGGGTTCTTGCGCGCGCTGGGATTCGCTCAGCGTTTCTGCGCGCGTTGCAGATGTTCGGTCTCCTGCACGTTGCGCACATCGCGATCACTAAGGCCCCGCTCGTGGGGGCTCCACTGCGCGCCGCGTGTTGGGCATTAGTCGGAGTCTGTTGCCTCTCCGCGACCACGGAGATCCTCGCGATGTGGGATCGCCGGCATATCGTCGAGACGGTGACGCCACCGGAGGGTTGGGCGGAATGACGCCGGCACGTTTCCTCGGCGCCCTGGCAAGCCGCACGACCACACATGGCAGGACCAGTGGACATCCGCGTGGGCCATTGTCCGCGCACATGCATGAAGGGATTCAGACGATGCAGACACTACGCTTTGCGGTTCTCACCGGCCTACTTCTGGCGCTCTCGGCGCTGACCGCCCACGCGCAACAGGGGCAGCTGCAGACCGGCTCCGAGCTGTTCTTCGACCACCCCTCGGTGGACGCACTGGACACCGACCACTATCAGCTCTGCGTGGACGGCGTCACTGACCCCACGTGCAGCAACCTGGCCGTCCTGAAGACCACCACGTCGGCCGGCATGGACACATTCACGTTCACTTTGCCTAGCACGGTGCCCCGAGGAAACCATTCGCTCCAAGTCCGAGCGGTCGGCTTCGGCGAGGTGGGCGCATCACCCGGGAGCAACACGCTCGCCGTTCGCATCATCGGCAAGCCCGGCCCGCCCGTGCTGCTGCGACTCCAGTCGGCGGTTACGCCGTGAGTCGTCGGTTCGGCCCGTGCACGGTCGAGGACATCGTTGAGGCGATGACCGCCACGAGCGGAAACGTCGCGTTGGCGGCGGCTCGGATGGGGACCTCTGCCTGCAACCTGCGTGTGCTCGCCAAACGGCGTGGCTTGAGCCTGGCGCATCTGCGCGTGCAGGTCCGCTCACGCGTGGCGCCGGTACCGGCCGTGTCCGGTGACGCGTTGCCGTCCGCGCGGCACGTGCTCGCCGCGGCGCTAGTCGACGTCGCGCAGATGGGGGTGGCCCTGCACGACATGCAAGCCGCCCTCGAACACGAACGGCGCATCACTGCATCACTGGTGGCGAGTCTGCACGCCGTCGGCGCACACCTAGAAAGGACACAACCTCATGGCTGATCCATGGATCGCCCCAAACCGGCTCGACGTGGTCCAGCGTGTCAACGCGGAGCGGCCAGGCCTCATTCACAACGCGCATGCATTCACGGCAGCCGTCGTCTGCGAACTGCGCAAGGACGACATCAAGTGGGGTCGCAACGGCAAGCGCGGTAACGCAAACGACCTGAGTGACGACGTGGCGGCGTGGCGCAATCCCGCCGTGCCGTGGGGCTGCTCGATTGTCGACATCATCGGCGGTGCCGGCGGCCCGAATCCGTCGCCCGCATGGATCGACCAGACGCACGCGACCGCGAACGTCGGTACGGTTGGCGTATGGGTCGACGTGGACTGTGCGTCGTCGCCCGTGCCGGTGCCGCCAGACCCCGAGGTGCCGCCCGTCGCCCCGCCCGACAACGACGAGGTGTGGCTCCGCGTGTTGGATGCGAAGCTCGATGCCGTGCTCGTCGCGCTCGACGACGCGAAGCACCAGCAGGCCGCCGACACCGACCAGATCGGGAAGTGGATGGTCGAGCAGGCGCAGGGCGTCATCGATGCCATCAACGGCACCCTCGGCCCGAAGATCGACGGGATCGACCGCTGCCGCTTCCGGCTGTCGCTGCGCGGCGAGGCGTCCTCGACGGTGGGCCTGCCAGGCGACGACGCGCCAGAGGAACGTGCATGAAGGGCTTCCGAGCAGAACCAGTCGCGGTGATCGCGTTGATCAACACGGGCCTCGCGCTGCTGGTCGTCTTCGGCGTGGACGTGACCGATGCGCAGCAGGCCGCGATCATCGCGTTCGTGAACGCGGTCTGCGCCGTCTTCCTGCGCAGCCAGGTCACGAGCTCGTCGACCCTCGAGGCGGCGGGTACCTCAAGGGAGGAAATGAAGAACATCGCGGCGAACCCAGACGCACAGATGGTCGCGGTGATCGCCGGGCGCATGCAGGGAGGCCAGGAGAAGTGACGGACACGACCGCGCCGGCCATCCCGGGTGCGTTTGTGCAGTGGAGGCGGCAGGACTAACAGAGGAGGCGGTCATGTAACCGCCACACGCCGCGCAGGACGAGGGACGCGCGGCAACGTATCGGGTCACTCACCGGGTGAGGGCCGCCTGGACTCCCTCCCTTGGCGCTCCCGGTGCTCTCGGATCGCAGGCTGGGCGCAGGCGGTTCGAGAGTCCTCACTGTTTCAACGGTTTCACAGACGGAACGAAGGAGTACACGCGATGGCTTCACTGATGACGAATGCAGGGGCCGACGGCCTGACCGCCGGCGGCGGGATGACGTGGGCGAGCGACACGTTCAAGGCGCGGCTGTGCACGTCGGGCACGTTCGACAAGGACGATACGGTCATGACCGGCAAGGTGGCTGCGACCGGGTCCACCGATATCACGCTCGGCAGCAAGACGAAGACGAAGAACACGACGACGGACCGGATCGAGTTCGACTTCGCGGACCTGTCGTTTACCGGGCTCGTCGATACGAACTCGGCGGTGCAGATCGCGATCTACAAGTTCGTGACGAACGATGCGGACTCGATCCCGGTCGCCTACATCGACATCACGGATCAGCCGTTGACCGGCGCGACGGTGGCCAACTACACCGTGCCGACGACCGGCGGCTTCTACCTGCAGCAGTAGGGAGACGCCATGGCCGAACTGACGACGGAGCAGCGTCGCGCCCTCTGGGCCGACTTCATGCGGGTGAACACCGAGGCCATCGGGATCACAAAAGTCGATCTGCGCGCCGCGGTGGACGCCATCGACACATGGATCGACGCAAACGCCGCGTCGCTGAACTCGGCGATTCCCCAGCCGGCCCGTGGGGCACTGTCCACCGCGCAGAAGGCGCGACTCTTGGCGCTTGTCGCGCTCAAGCGATACGGAGGGTAAGCCATGGCGACCGGAGACGCACTCCTCGAATTTCACCCGACTGCGAACGAACCGCCGGCAAGCAACTATGCGGCGCTCGGCTTTCGGAACGCCCAGGCGCACCTGGCCTTCGATGCGGACACCAACGAGTCGGCCGTCTTCGCCGGCATCCTGCCGAACCACTACGCGGCCGGCGGGATCAACGTCGTCCTCGTGTGGCGAGCCACGTCCGCCACGACCGGGAATGTCCGCTGGCAGGTGGCCGTTGAACGCCAGAATGACGAAGGGCTCGACACGGACAGCGACAGTTTCGCGACGGCGATCGAAGCTACCGCAGCGGCTCCTGGCACGGCCGGCATGGTGCAGTACACGACGGTCGCGCTGAGCAACAGCGAGATCGACGGGTTGGTCGTCAACGAGCGGTTCCGGCTCAAGGTCACGCGGGAGGCCAACGACGGCACCAACGACACGATGACCGGAGACGCCGAACTCGTCCACGTCTACATCCGCGAGCAGTAGACCGTGGCTCGCGCCTTCGATCCCGCCAACCCCGACGACCTCGCCTACGGGCATGTGTCCGCACTCGACGGCGCGACACAAGTCGCCGTGTCGATGATGATTTATCCCATCACTCCGGCTGGTGGGAGCGGGTATGAAACCTATTATTCGCAGATCGGCGCGAACGGCACCGGCCCTGGGAACGGCTGTGGGATCGCCCTCCTCAAAGACGCGCTCTCGCACAAGATCCACGCGCTGTGTCGGAATAACACCGCGGCGTCGAGTATCTCCGTCGAGGCCCTGACGCCCGACACCTGGCAGCACCTCTTCTTCCAGTACGACGGCACGCAGAGCGCGGGGAGTCGCGTGGCGGCCTATATCAACGCGACGGCGCTGACGTGGGCGGCGAATGTGGCCGACGCCAGCCTCGGCACCGGCGATCAAGCGTTCCGCCTCGGGGCCTACCCGACGCTCGCCTGGAAAGGCCGCCTCGCGGAGGTCTATACGTGGGTCGGCGCGGTCCTCAGTGCCGACGAGCGCGCGGCCTTGGCGGCGGGCGCCCCGGCCGCGTTGATCCGCCCCGCGTCGTTGGTCTTCGACGCGCCGCTCGTCACCGACGCCAACGACCGCCTGGGGCGCGCGGCGACCGTGACGGGCACCACCGTCGTCGAGCACCCGCGGGTCTATCGGGCGCGCGGCAGCGCTTCCCGTCAGTTCTTCGCGCCCCCGGTTGGGCAGATCGCCGTTCCGATCTCCGACATCAGCGAAGGCACGTGGACGCCGAGCAGCGGCAGCGATCTCTATCCAATGCTCGCCGACGCCGACGACGCCACGTACATTCGGAGCTCGAGCGGCGCGACGGCGGATGTCGCCGAAGTGGCGCTCAGCCCACTCGTCACGCCGGCGGCCGGCACCGTGACCCTGCACGTGAGGCATCGAGCGGTCTAAGCCATGGCGCATACCTTCGGCAACGCCAGCACACGGGCGAACTCGACCGCGACCACGATCACGTCGGCCACGTACACGCCGACGACGGATTCGACCGCGCTCGTGCTCGTGCTCTGGGTCCAGGGCGGCACGAACCGCGCAGGCGGGAATCCGACCTTCGCGGGCAATGCGCTGACGCAAGCCAACTCGACGCAGAAGGCGGCCTCGTCGCCGGAGAGTAGTTGCGAGATTTGGTACATGGTGGGATCGCCCACCGTCCCGGCCAGTGGCACCGCCTCGATTCCGAACTCGGGCGGCCTGACGATCCATTACACCCTAGCCTCGTGCATTGCCGGCGCGGGCATGACGTCGCTCTTTGACGTCGCCGCCGGCAGCAACGGCACGAGCACCAACCCGACCGCGACCGCCTTCTCGGTCGCCGCCAACTCGTTCCAATTCGCGGCGGTGGCGAGCGGCGCGCAGACATTCGCGCCGAGTGGGCGCACCGGCACCTCGATCGAGGAAGCAGACATCGGCTCGACAGGCATCGGCATCCAACGCCTAGCGACGGCCGGGGCCGGTTCTGTGACGATGTCGTGGACGTTCGGCACCTCGGACGATTGGGGCGCGGTCGCCGTCTCGTTCAAGGAAACGGCCGCACCGCTCACGCTGACCGGGTCCGCGGCGGTCGCGACGTGGAGCACGGCGGCCGGCACGGTGGCGACCACCGTCGCGCTCTCTGGGGCATCAGCGGCGCCGGCGTGGTCGGTGGCAGGCGGCGCGCTCGTCATTCCGGCGGCCCTGCTCGTGGAGCTCTTCGAGGGCGCGAGCCTGATCGCCTCCTGGCCCCTCTCGCCAACGACGCTGGCGCAGTCCGATCTCGATCTGTCGACACCGGAGCGCGACAGCATTACCGACTGGACCGATCTCAGCGTCCGGTACACGAAGACGGGCGCCCAGGTCGACGTGCTGCAGACGTCGCTCGAGGCGCCGGACGGCGATAGCAGCGTCGTCACGTTGTCAGGCGCCGCGGCCGTCGCGACGTGGGTTGTCGCCGATGGTGCCTTAACCCTGACGGTCGCGCTGAGCGGCGTCGCAGCCGTCAGTACCTGGGCGGTCGCCGCCGGTGCCGTAGCCACAACGGTGCCGCTGGTCGGTGCCGGGGCCATCGCGACATGGGCCGTCGCTGGCGGCGCGCTCGAGATCGTCGTGCCGCTGGTGGGCGATGCGGCGGTGTCGACGTGGAGTGTCGCAGCCGGCGAGGTCACGATCACAATCGGCCTGGCCGGCGCCGCCGCGGTCGGCACGTGGACGGTGGCCGCCGGCGCGCTCGAGGTGCAGGTAAGCCTCGCCGGCGCATCGGCTACCACCACGTGGGCGATCGCGGCCGGAGCGCTCGAGCTCGTCACGCCGCTATCTGGCGCTGCCGCCGTGGCCTCGTGGAGCGTCGCAGGGGGCGCACTGACGACGACGGTCGCGCTGAGCGGCGCGGCAGCCGTGGCGACGTGGGATGTCGCGGCAGGCACGCTCTCAGTGGCCGGCACGGTGGCCCTGGTGGGCGACGCCGCGGTTGCGAGTTGGGCCGTCGCCGCCGGCAGCCTGACGACCACCGTTGATCTCGCCGGCGCCGCCGCGGTCGGCACGTGGGCCGTCGCCGCTGGCGATCTCACACTGACCGTGCCGATCACCGGGGCGAGCGCGGCAGCGTCGTGGATTGTGCCGACGGCGACCCTTGAGCTCGGCGTCGCCCTGAGCGGTCCGGCGGCCTCGGCAGCCTGGGCCGTCGCCGGCGGGACGATCGAGCAGACGGTCGAGGCCATCGGTGCGTCGGCCGTGGCGACATGGGCCGTCCCGCTCGGCGTGATGGATTACGAGGGGCTCGCCTCCTACGCTGTCATCGTCCTGCGCAGCGCCAGGGCCGGCACGGCACAGACAACGACCCGCGCAGGCCAGGCGGCCACGACCGCACGCGCCGGCCGCGCGTCGACCACGGTCCGGACCCATCTCTCGGAGTAACCGACCATGAGCACCAGCAGCGGCGGCGTCACCGCGATCCCTGACGTCCTCACCGAAGGCACAGACGGGCAGTTCATTGCCGTCACGCTCGCCGACCCGGCCACCGACGAGACGATCGACACCACGGCGATCACGGCGATTCTGGCGACGCTGCGGAGCCTCGACACCGAAGAGGCGCTCTTCGAGGATGTGTCCGTGTTCCCTGGCGGCGAGAGCCGCGGCAGCTATTCCGTGGACGACGAGATCGTAGTGACGTTCACCGCGACGGACATGGCGAGCAAGGGCACGCGGGAGATGCAGCGGCGCCTCCTCACGCTCGAGGTGACGCACTCCGGCGGGAAGGTCTTCAACTGCGCGGTGGAGTTCGGGCTGCGCAACCTGAGGGACGTGGGGTAGAGGGTGAGGCACGGTAAAGCTGTTGGCCCCATGCGGTGAATGCTGGTGATTTTCGGCGTCTTATCGGCCGTTCAAGCCGTTGGTCTGGACGGCGCCGGGGCAATGCCGCGCCGTGACTCAGGCGTGACAACGGCAACGCATCACACGCGAAACATGGCGCATTTTCGAGGAAGCCCCATGCAGAGGTAGGCCCTATGCGGTGCCTACGTGACCCTTTAGTTTCAGCGAATTACGGGCGAACTGTGGGGAGTCTCGCCCCGACCAACATCCCCTCCAGAAATACCGGTATTTTCGCCAGTTTCGCGTGACGTGACGTTCCACGTGACGGAGGCGTGACAAGTGTCTGGTGGGCCACAATGACGAAATTCAAGGCCCGGGGCTTGCCACAGCAGCCTGCTGAGGCCATCAAGCAGGTTGGCGCGCTGCGTCTCGACATGGCCGGGCAATCCTTGGCGGTTGATCTCGGAAAGCTCGACCCTCCTGAGCGCGCCTATGACGCCGATGTGGCCTTCATCGATCACCGGGTGGGCAGTGTCACACTGCTCTTCGGCAAGATCGACCGCGATGCGCCAGAGGAACGCCTCCGCAACCGGCTTGAGATTCGATATCCCCCGGAAGATTTTTTGACGACGTTCTGGGGCCCGTCACTCAAATTTACGCGCAGCTTGGCCCGACTCGTCGAGACGTGGCCTTTACCTGTCGAATCGGGCGAGGCCGCGCTGCGCTTGCCCGCATCCCAGTCGCATTCGGAGTGGGCGAGCTTTACCTACATGTCGCATTCGGGGACGGACGCGGCGATCGATTTCTATCACGTCTCATCATCTGCCCTCGCGCGGTGGCAGCAGGCACGTGAGACAACGCATCTGAAATTGAGGCCCATCCTTCGCGTGCAAGTGTCCATCTTTACGCTACACGCCTTGCTCGTGCAGGCCGAGGTGGTGGACAAGGCGATTCGGCAGTATCTACCCACGGCGTTGCGGAGAGATCTGCCGGCTGCACCGGAGACGGATTCGGAGACAGAAGCGTGATCACCGAGCACGCTGGAACGACGAGCCACTACGTATTCGAGCCGGCTGTCGAATTCGCGCCCATTGATGTGCCCGCGCCGGATGTCCTCAAGGGCACGGAAGCCGTGTGGGGCGGGAAACTGCTGCAGGCCGCGGCGACGGCAACTGCAGCGATGCTGACCCTGGTTCCGATATACTCGGCGATGGATGCGGGTGGCAGCGACCCAGTCGTCAAGGTGATCACGCGCGAGCACAGCGCCAGGCCGAAGGGCCGCCCTGCGGTGCCTCGTCCAGCCACGAGCGTCGCCGAAGTGGAGCTCCGTAACGTCACGGCGACGCCGGCGCCTCGGCTCGTCAAAGCCTATCGGGTACGCGCCGTGAGGACGACGGCTGCTGTTCCGACACGCAGCCATGATCCCCTCGACGACGACGCCGAGTAGCGTTTCGACCGCTCAGTACCCGTGGTATGCCGAGGTCCTGAACAACTCGCTTGAGCAGGGCGATGTGCTGAAGGACTGCCTGGAGCCCTTGCCTCCCTCCATCGGTGGCCCGATTCAGGTCGACAAGACTCCGGCCCACACCGTGGTTGTGCTGACGCAGTCGTGCGATCTCGCCCGTGACGGCGTGCCCCTGGTCATGGTGTGCCCGGTCTACACGTTCTCAACGTGGGTGAAGGTGCAGAAGGGAAGCACCAAGGACAACTGGCAGAAGCTGAAGAACGGCGCCTTGGTGCACCATCACCTTCTGAATCGCTGCACGGTGGCAGGCTTGGAGGAGGAGCATCTGGTAACCGACTTCCGCCAGGCCTTCAGCATCCCATGGAGCTACGCGCGCGAACTGGCCACGCAACCGTCGCGCGTGCGACTCTTGCCGCCTTATCGCGAGCAACTGTCGCAGGCATTTGCCCGTTGCTACATGCGCGTCGGGCTGCCCAGCGAAGTCGATCCGATCTAGAAAGTCATCGCTGACAGGTCGGCCGCCTCGGGATGCGTGTAGCGCGTCAGTTGCCGTAGGTTCTTCCACGCGCCGATCGGCCCTAGACGGTGCTTCCGACGCTCAGTCCTGGTCTGCGTCCCAGTCAGCCGGTCGTCGTCGCCATTGCTCCCATCGCTTCCACGCGGCGAGGTGGCCGACGACGTAACCGGCGACTTCCCCGGGGGGTACAGAGTTGACGATGCCTTCCACCATCGCTAGTGCGGAAATGCATGCCCAATCCGCCAGGGCTGGAGTACTGACAATGCGGAGCCAGTCATGAATGGCCGCGGGTGGCGCCGGAGCAAGGCACTGCTGCGGCAGACGAGTCAGAACCTTGCTGTGATTGAGTTCTACAACGCCTGGTTCCACCGACTCGAAGGTGGTGGACCGATGATGGACAATCGCGTTGCGTGCCTCTAGTAGGCGCTTGAAGTCTTGAAACGGGGCAGTCCCCTCGTCGAACGGTTCTCCTGCTATCGCGATCCGCGCCAGCTGCACCCTCCTCGTCAACGGATCTCGGTCGGCGCTTGCGAGCAGCGCGCTCAGCCGTCGCGAAATTGCCGAATCCGGGGCTGACGCCGCGAGGGATGGTAGTTCTGACAGGTAGCACTCAAGCGCTACCGCCGCGAACGTAATCGAGATAACCGGTTCCAATGAGCGTGAATCGAGTGGATTCCCCTTTGATGCCTCCATGGCACGCCGCTGCGCCTCCGTGGCGATCCCGAAGAGCTGGGACGAGTTCAGAAAGGCGCCGCCTGGGTTCACCAACGTTGGTCCTCTTCAGATCAGGTCGACGGCCGACGTGAGGTCAGCCGCCTCGGGATGCGTGTAGCGTGTCAGCTGCCGCAGGCTCTTCCACCCACCGATCGCCTGGATGACGCGCAAGCTCACGCCCGCCTGCACGAGCCGCGTCGCACCGGTATGACGTGTCGCGCTGTGCCAGGTGACCCCGACACCCGCCCCGTAGGGGATGTCAGCCCTCCAGCAGGCGCGCTTGAAGCGCGAGTGGAGCAGCGCGATCTGGCCGCTGCGCGTCTCCGACGTCACGTGGGCCGCGAAGACGTGGCCGTTCGTCCGCGGCACGCTGGCCAGGGCCTGCTGGGCACGCATCGCCAGCGGGACCGCATGCGGGCCGGTCTTCGTCTTGACGTGCAGCACGGTGCCGCGCACGTCCTTCCATTCGAGGTCGAGCAGACTCGAGATGCGGAGGAGGGTGGACACCGCAACGATGAACAGCGGCCGGTCGATCCGGCGGAGCGTGGTCAGCAGGCGCGCTTCCTCCTCGCGCGACAACGTGCGCCCCTCACGTTCCACCGCGCGCAGGGGGGGGAGCTTGGTGAAATCGACACCTAACTGCGAGACGTGATCGGGCACGGCCCGCCGGAGCATGCGGCCGACGAGGCGCTCTTCCTGGCGGACCGTCGAGGCCATGCGCCCGGCCGCCAGGCGGTCCTTCCGGTACGCCAGGATGTCCGCGGCGGTGATGAGGTCCAGCCGGACCTCACCGAAATGCATCCGGAGGTGCCCGAGCATCGACCGCTGGCGCGCGACGCTGGCCTGCGGCGCGAGGACGTGGGCGTCGTACCAGGTGGCGTAGCGGTCGAACGTGCTCGCGGCGCCGTACCGCGCGGGCAGCCCCGCGGCGTGGCGCGCCGCATCGGCCTGGGCCAAGGCATACACCGCCTCGGCATCGCGCTTCTGCTGGGCCCGCTGTGCGGGCGTAGGCGCATCGACAACCACGCCCGTGCTGCGGCGCACGCGCCCCCGGCCCGGGCGTTCGACGGACATCCACCAAAAGGGGGAATCGGTGCGCTTGTAGATCACGCCTGCGTCGCCCAGCCCTTCTCGATGAACTGATCCTCCAGGGCCGCCGCATGGATGTCGGCGTCGGCCTCCTGGCGATGCACCTGCGTGAGGCGCGTGTCGCCGTCGACGTCCACGCGCAGCTCGAAGCCGAGCGGGTGCGGCACGATCCGGCACTGCACCATGCGCCCGCCGTCCTTGTGCACGCTCCAGCGCACAGGGTTGACCTTCGGCGGCTGCGGGTCCCGCCCGCCCCACCCGTCGCTCATGGTTGAATCGGACCGCTCGTGAGGTACACCCACGCCAGGAGGGCGGCGATAAGCGTCGCCGCCACCCAAAACACTCGCAGCAATAGCGTGAATTGGCGTTCTGCCCCCATCACCCACACCCGTTCCTGTTCTCGGCGGCGAGCCCGCTCATTGCGCGAGCCATCAATGCACGTCCCGGCGTTCCTCGGCCCGCTCGAGCAGGAGCGACCGGCGGAAGGTCGCGACCTCGGGGCCAGTAAGCGAGATCCCACGCGGCGGTGTCATCAGCGCTCCTCGCTGATAGACCAAGTGACGTTGTCAGCCTTTGTGATCTCCACGGTGCCGCCTTGAATGAGGTGCACGCCCTCATATGGGTTCTGTTCTCTCAGCACCGCGTTGACGATGCTCCGACCATTCACCAAGACGACGAAGTTGGACGCACCGGAGCCTGACCAGCGGCCGATAACACGCGCTCGAACCGGTCGCTTTGGCGCGTCGAACACGTAGGCCCCTTTCCCGGCCAACTCGAACGGCATGGACGCGCCTGCTGCGACGCTTGGTGTGCCTTTAGTGTCACGATCGGGCGTCGACCTGTGAGACATCTCGACCAGGGCGTTCAACGCCATGGCGACGAACGCCAAAGCGACGATCCCGACGGCAACGCGAGCCAGCCATGGGGAATCAGACGCCGGCGGAGGTACTGTCACCAGCAAGCTGCGTCCGCACCATCGGCAGACGATGGCATCGTCCTGAATCTCCTCAGCGCAATAGGGGCACGCCTTCATGGCCTCAGCCTCTGGAAGGGCGAGCCGGGCAGGGGCGGCCACGCGATCCGCTCACGACGATCTATTTCCCGCTGCGCTCGCGCTCGATGGCATCAAGCTCTCGCGCGCGTTGCAGGTCGCTCTCACGACTCGAAACGGGAAGGATGGGGACGGCAGCTAACACGAGCAGGACGCCCGCAACGATGACTCCGACGACGAGATACTGACTGGCTTTGCGGTCCGCGATGCCAGCCAGCTCAAGACCACGCGCGAGCACGTACGGCATGATCGCAAAGGCGCACGCCATGGCCATCCCGGCAGCCTCCTGTGGCGCGCTCTTGGCGGTCAGCAAAGTGGTCGCGATCATGAGTCCGGCGGCTAGGCTACCCAGGATCGGGAGTAGACCAATCACATTCATCGTCGCCATCCGTTAGCCTTCTTTTCGTTTCGCCCACACCACGGGGTACATGACCTGGATGTCCTCGGCCTTCACGAACCGCGGCGAATATGTTGGGTTCGCACTTTCTAACACGTAGCCGCCGTCGGCGCGATACGCGATCTTGATCAGGCGCTCGCCCGTGGTGAGTGCGACGAAGACCTCGTCGCCTGGCGCGACTGGGATGTTCGGACTCACCACCACGTAGCGGCCCGGTCGGAACACCGGGACCATCGAGTCGCCCTTCACCATCACGGCGAACGCGTTCTTGTCAGTCACGCCCTCGGGCCGCGACACGCGCCGCTCCGCGTAAGCCTCGATCGAGGCTGCGTCCTCGTACACGATCCGGCCCTCCCCGGCCTGGGCTTCTGTAATCAACGGGATGTCCACGGGCTTGTACCCGGCGTAGGTGTCGAGGTCCAGCTTTTCCACCTCGCTCGCCGTCTGGGGCCCATGCCCAGCGAAGTGAAGGACAGCGTGGTCTAGGAGTGCCAGGAGTTCGCCCGGCGGCACTCCGAACACGGGCGCGAGCGCGCGCAACGTCTCGGGGCTCGCCTCCACGGCGCCGCGCTCAATACGGCTAATCGTCTCGCCCGTTGTACCGGCACGCTCCGCCAGCTCGTCCTGTGTGAGGCTCAGCCGCTTCCGATGCTCCCTGACGACATGCCGCAGTCCAAACCTGACATCAAGAGACATCGCTGTTGAATTCTCAACATCTGTCGGGCAATGTGGAAGGACATGCATGTTGATTATCCTGTTGACAAAGCTGGCATAGTCCGCGTAAAACAACACACATGTTGTTTGAGCTGATGCGGCGCCGAAGGCTCGCTGGGCTTACCCAGCGTGAATTGGCCACGCGAGCGGGGGTTCACCCGGAAACCATTTCGCGCCTAGAGAGAGGGGCTGTTGCCGGCAGCCCCGAGGCCGAAACGCTGCGCAAGCTGGCGAATGCGCTCGCCCTTACGCCTGAGCAGCTGTTTCCGGAGTTGCTGGGCACATCGGAGTCATCGCCGGCCGCCTAGCTCGCCCACCGGCGGAACCACCGCCAGACGCGATAGGGCAGCCCGCGGAACGCGGCGCGGCGCCGGACGGTGTGACGCAGGGCAGTGATGCGGTCGGCGATGGATGAGCAATCGGGCATGCGCTGCAGGCTACGGACCAGTCGGCGCAAGGACTAGCGCAGCGAGTAGCGAAGGAAAGACGAGACGGGCACATGACCGAGAACCGATCAGGCTGTGTGTTGGGCACCCGCCGGTGCGACCCGCAGAACCTGCGCGAGATCCAGCACTGCGCCGTCAACCACGGCAAGCACGCCTTCGGCGAGATGGCCGAGGCCCTCAAGATGCGGCGCGACGCGCTCTCGCGCGCCACCTCGCCGTACGAGAGCGCGGACGAACGTCAACACCACCAGCCGGGGCTGACGGTCGCTGATGTGATCCTCGTCACGAACCTCCAGGACGACCACCGCATCATCGCGGAAGCCTGCCGACGCACCGGGGGCGTGTTCGTCCGCATGCCAGACGTCCACACCACCGACGAGGACGTGTACGACGCGCTGACCGCCGCGGTCGAGGAGCTTGGCCAGGACAGCGGCGTCATCCGGCGCATCCTCTCCGACAGCACCGTCACCCCTGAGGAAGCCGACCACGCCGACCGCGAGATTGACGAGACGATCGCCGCGCTCGTGCGGCTCAAGGCGACCGTGCGCGCGAAGGTCGAAAAGCCGTGGCTCCGTCCTCCCACGACCCCGACGCGGGTGCGTGCGTGACCGCGCCACGCTTCCGCCGCCCCGTGAGTCCCGCCGCCGATCCGTCACGATCGGGTGACGCGTCGGCCCCGTTGGTCCCCGCAGTCTCCGCTGCCGTCCTCGAGACGCCCGCGCCGGCCGAGGCCCCGGCCGGGCGCCCTGCCGTGCGCCTCACCGCCGCCGATGTCTACCGCCTGTACTCGCGGCCAGACGGGACGCTGATTCGCGAGGCCCTGCTGACGAGAGACGAGGCCTGCCTGGTCTTGCGGCTGACGACGGTGGACGGCGCCCCCAACGCGTCGCGGCTCTACCAACTACGGCACGGTGCCGGCCTGCGGGCGAGCCGCCGCGGCACGACCCTCCTGTTTCGCCTGGGCGACCTATTGGACTTCTGCGCGCCTGAAGTGGAGGAGCCGTACCTCGCCAGCGTCCCTCACCGCGGGAGGGCCGGCCGATGAGCTACCGCAATCACTGCGCGCAGCGGCGCCACGCCACCGCGGTCCGCACGGGCCGCCGCATGGATCGGTTCTTCGCCGCCGTCGCGGCGCAGCTGCAGACGCTCCACGTGGAACGTCGGCCCTCCGCGCAGCCAGAGCCGCACGCGCTGCGCATCACGTTCTCGCGCGCTGGTGACCGCCTGAAGCTCGAAACGCCTCGCGCGTTGAAGGCGCGTGCCGCGTGACACAGACCTGGAATACCGACGCCGACATAACGCCCGCCCAGGCGCAGGACGAGAAGGCCGCGCAGGAGGCGGTGCGCTGGGCCGTCCGTGATGCGCTGCTCGCGTCTCCCGACGGGATGACCAACACCGAGTTGTACACGCGGTTCGGCGCCTCGGCCGTCAAGCGCCTGAACGACCTGAAGCGGCACCACGGCTACGACTACCGCCGGCAGTTCGTCGGCCCTCGCACCTTGGCGCTACGTGCTGATTGAGCCCGGTGCTGTTTCCACACCCGTCACGCCACCAACGCCGTCGGTGACATCCCGCATGGTGTCGGAGGCCGCCCGCATCCTGGCGACCTACGGCCGGGCGCGCCGCGCCGTATCCCCCCGCCCTCTCACGCCAGAGCCCCACCAGGGCTCACTGCTGTAAACCGCCACACGACTGGAGCTGCTGTCATGCGCACCGCCATGATCCTGACTGCTGTCGCTCTCCTCATCTTCGCCATCTCCCTGCTGGTGGCGTTCTTCCGCGGGCTCCCGCTCGACGAGTCCGCGCCCACGCCGCGCGCGGATTCGCCGCGCCGCCTCGCGCTCAACGGCACGCCGCCGTCCTTGCGCGAGCGCCTGAAGAACCGACTCAGCGTGTGCCCGCGCCTGGGGCATCAGTGGGGCATCTCGTACCCGTTGCCGGGGAGCCACCGCATCCGCCAGTGCCGCCGCTGCGGCAAGGTCGAAGAGCCAGTGGTCGTCAAGAGCTACCGCACGGAGCGTGCGTGATGTCGCCGACCAACGTGCAGACCGAGATCGTCGCGCTGCTGCGCCGTGTGCGCGCGCGTCTAGCGTCGCCTGGCGCGTGGCTGCAGGGCGACTTCGCGGGCACGCGCGAGGGCCACTGTTAGGTCGCCGACCCGAACGCCTCCTGCTGGTGTGTCGAGGGGGCCATTCTCGCGGAGATCGGGCCGGCACCTGACCTCGACGTGCAGCGCGGCGCGCAGCTCGCGCTGATGGACACGCTCGGCCTGCGTGCCGGCGGCCTGACGCTCGCGGGCTGGAACGACTGGCCCGGCCGAACCCAGGCCGACGTCCTCGGTGTGCTGGACCTCACCATTGCGCACCTCGAGCGCGAGCTGGGAGCCGCTGCGTGAACGAGCCGATCGAGGACTTCGCCGCGACGGTGACCGCCTATCAGGACCACGCCGCCTATGGCGTGTACTCGGGCAGCGCCTACTCGGCAACCGGCCAGGTCGACGCGCCGTGGACCGTCAGCCTCCGACATGGGCACCACGCGGACCCGCTGCGCCTGGGCTACGACACCGACGGCACGTTGCACGTGCGGACCGTCGCCAGCCGACGCCACGCGCAGTACCTGCTCGACGCGTGGGTCGATGCGCGGATCGCCCCGGAGCCGATGGAGGTCCCGCAGTGACGCGCCCGCAGCCGTACGCCGAGGCGCTCCGCGGCATCCCGCGTGGGCGTCAGCTCGATGCGGACGACCGCGGCGATGTCCAAGCGCTCGCGATTCGCCTGACCACCGACCGCACGGGCGCCGCGTTCGGCACGGCCCGCCAGCTCGCGCTGCTCGCGTGCGAGCTCGGCGCCGAGCGTGAGGCGCTGCGGGCCAAGGTCAACGCCTTCCTCGAGCAGTGGGACCGGCCAGACGTGAGCATCCGCGGGTGGGGCGCGGATCTCGATCAGGCCGTCACGGCGCTGCGAGGTGAGGCGTGAGCGTCCCGCTACATATCCAGCAGACGCTCGCGGACCTGAGCGCCGTCATTGATCAACTCCAGGCGGCCAAACGCACGATCGTCACGCTGTACCCGGAGGCCGACCAGCCGGCACCAGCGTCAGTGGCGCGCACCGTGCCGTGCGTCGTGGACGTCCCAGAGGTCGCGCGCACGCTTACGCGCGGCCACCGCAGGCGCCAGGTGCGCCGCGGCCCGCGACTGGAACCGATGGCCACGGTCGAACCGCCACCGCCAGACGAGACCGCTGAGGAGGAGCCGGCGCTGCGCACCCGTCGAGGCCCTGCGCTTGGTGGCGGCAAGTACGACGAGCGGCTCCTGTCGGCGCTGAAGCAGGAGCAGGCGCAGTTCGGCATGACGTCGTCGGACCTGTGTCGCGTGTTCACTGGCCCGGGCAAGCCGAAGGAGGTCCAGCGCATCAGCGGCGGCGTGTCCATCGCCCTGCAGTCGCTCCAACGGCGAGGGCTCGTGCGCAAGGACGGGCGTCATTGGCACATCGTGCGGGAGGGCCGCCGTGGCTGACGCCGTGTTCCCGTGGGAGAAGGCGCGGCCGACCGGCAAGCGCATGGGTCGGGCCGCCGTCGTGCCGCCAGGCGTGCTGCTGCCGTTCCCAGTCGCCCAGGAGATCCGCACGCGCCAGTACTTGTGGCTGCGCCGGTGCCCCGCCTGCGGCCGCGCGAAGTTGTACAGCGCTCGCGCCCGCACGTGCTCGAAGTCCTGCGGCAACACGATGGGCCACTTCCGCGCCGAGAGGGCGCTGAAGCTGCGCCGAATGCTGCCGAAGATGCAACGCCTGGCGACCAAGGCCCGCGTGGCCAACCAAGAGCGCCGCATCGCGGCGCGCATCGCCGGCAGGACACCAGAGGAGGTCTACCGCCTCGCGTACAGCCTCGGGTACACCGCGGGCCACGCCGCCGGTCGCCTCGGCTTCAACCGCCTGCGTGACAAAACGCGAGGTGCCGCGTGAGTCTCTACCGCCAGACCGAAGTGAAGACGTGGGGTGACGAGAAGTTCCGCCGCCTCAGCCCGCTGCCCCCGTCAGGACAGAGTCTCTGGCTCTGGCTCCTGACGGGCCCGCGTACGACGAACCTGCCGGGCCTGCTGGCCGCGGGCAGGGCGGCGAGCGCCGAGGAGCTGGGCTGGGACCAGAACGACTTCGATCGCTGCTACGCCGAGCTCGAGGCGGCGGGCATGGCGCGCGCCGACTGGCGGGCGCGGTTGATCTGGCTGCCCAATGCGGTCCGACACAACCCGCCCACGAACCCGTCGATCGTCGTCGCCTGGCGCCGTCAGTTCGACCTGTTGCCGGAGTGCGCGCTGAAGTCGCAGGCGGAACAGCACATCGTGCAGTTCCTGGAGCAGAAGAAGGGTGCCGCGTATGTGGCCGCCTTCGCTCGTCCCTCGACGTCGGCGCCAGCCAGCCCTCAGCCCACTGACCCTACACCACACAGTGAGGGACACGGTGTCGGACATAGTGGCACTGACGGTGTCACACACGGTGTCGACCACCGTGCGGCACATCAGGATCAGGAACAGGATCAGGATCAGGAGAAAGAGACACCGCGCGCCCGCGAGGCCGCCGCTCGACCGACGCTGGTAGCGCCGCGCCGGCTGCACTGCGCCTGGGAGTCGGCGATCGGGCTCGACGTCCCGAACGACCTGCACCGCGAGTTCACGCGCAAGCTGGTGAGCGCCGGCTACGGCGAGGCCAGTGCCGACGCGACGCTGTTCGCGTGGTACCGCGAGACCGAGACCGCCTGGTCGCAGCCCGACCAGGTCGTCGGGGATGGCTCGTACCCGTTTTGGCGGGCGCGCTTCCGCGAGAAGTACGGCACCACCGTGCGACCAGCGGCCGCGCCCAAGGTCGCTGGCTTGGCCGGCGGTGGCGTGGCGCCGCGCGCCCCCCGTCCCGCATGGATATGCCGGCACGAGCCGTACTGCGGCCATCGGCCGGCCTGCGAGATCGTCACGGCCCGCGATGTGCGCGAAGGGCGGCTGGCGCTCGCGGACGTGCAGCCGGCCCTGGCCGACGCCGTCCGTGAGCTGGTGGAGATCCACGAAGAGCTGAACGCGCGCGAGGCGGTGCAGGCATGACAGCACGGAGGGTGGCGTGAGACACATCGCGTTCTCGCTCACCACGCCCCAGGTGCTCGGCCGATCGAAGACGGTCACGCGCCGCGCCGGCTACGGCTGGATGACCCTGCGCCGCGGACAGCTCCTGCAGGCCATCGAGAAGGGCCAGGGCCTCAAGAAGGGCGAGCAGGTCAACAAGCTCGCCGTCATCCGCGTGCGCAACGTCCGCCTCGAGACGCTCGCGGCCATCACGCCTGACGACGTCCGCGCGGAAGGGTTCGGAGATCTGGCACCTCACGACTTCGTGGCGTTCTTCTGCCGCACCCACAAGGGCATCCATCCGACCAGTGAGGTCGTGCGCATGGAATTCGAGTATGTCGATGGCGTCGAGGACACCGCCGCGCCACGGAAAGGACGGGCCCGTCGGTGAAGGTCTATCTATGCGCCGCGTGGAAGCGGCAGAAACAGTTGCGCGGGTATCGGGATCTGCTCTCGGCCGCCGGCATCGAGGTCACGTCGCGCTGGCTGGATCAGGACGGCCCGCCACCCATGACGCAGGACGACGAGTGCGCCGCGGCGTTGATGGACCTGCGCGACCTCGATCGGGCCGACGAGGTGATCGCCTTCACCGAGGGACCCGAGGCCGGGTATCTCACCGGTGGCCGTCACGTGGAGGTGGGGTACGCGCTCGCGATGGGCAAGACGATCAGGCTGGTAGGGCGGCCTGAGAACGTCTTCCACGCACACCCGCTCGTGCACCACTCGGCGCAGTTCGACACGGTGCTCCTCGAGTACGCCAGGCGGGTGGACGCGGCATGAGGCGTTCCCAGAAGGCCAGTGAACTCCGAGAGCAGATCCGCACCGACATCCGGGAGAGCGGGGAACGCGCGGCGGAGGCCGTCACCGACG